GATCAAAAATGTCCTCTATTTAATATAAGTCACCTTATTATATATATTTCAATTTTCTTGAAAAAATACCTAAAAATGATTATTGAAAATTGCCCTCATAAATGCTAAGATAAAAGCACAAAAGGAAAGACAACACTAAATAACAAGGAGGTTTATAACATGTATATTAAAGGATTTATTGCAAACTCAGAAAAACATCTTGAAGGCGAATTGATTGGAGAATGGATAACATTCCCCATCAGCGAAGAAGAATTGAATGAAGTACTTAAACGCATTGGAGTTGGAGAAAATAATTATATTTGTCCAAAGTGCAAGAATCACATGGAAGAATTAGAATATGATAGTTTCTATAATTTATATAGTTATCGTTGCGAGAGTTGCGGGCATGAAGAGAAACACGAAAACCCATTGCACACTTATAAAGAGTATATTTTTTATGACTGGTGTTGCGATTTTGAACATGATTTCAGCGCATACGAAAATATTGAGGATATAAATTACTATGCAGAGCAGTTAAAATTTTGGGATAAATATACACTCCGCGCAGCTTGTGAATGCTGGTTAGCTAAAACAGTACTAAATGAAGAGCCTAATAACTTTGTCCTTTATCCTCTATGCTATGATGAAAAAACATTAGGACTCTATTATGCAAGCAAAATAAATTGTATTAATTTCCATGACGATGAAGTATTAAAAAAATACTTTGATTTTGAGAGATACGGAAGAGATTTAGCCTTATCCATGAATGGAAATTTTACTAATTATGGATACATCAGACAATTTTAATTAAAAAGGAGCGAAAACAATGCAAAAAACAATCAATTATATCCCTGAATCTGATCTTAAAAGTATAGTGAAAATTACAAAAAGCGTTTGTATTGGGCTTTTTTGTCTTGGCATTGCATTGCTGATTGCATTAGGAACTATTCAAGAAAAAAACACCCAAATTACTGAAATTACGAATACAGCAAATTGTTCTGTTTTTGAATAAAACTGCATGAAATTATAAGACAAAAAGGAGAAATAATAATGGTATATTATCTTGCTGATACTTGGCAGAAAGATTTTGCAAAGAATCTTGACAAAATCATCAAAGAAAAAGGGACAAATTATCAACAGTTGGCCTTACGCCTTAATATGGAACGATCTACTATTAGAGGCTATGCTACAAAAAATAGAATACCTTCTTTATTTACTGCTCTTTCTATTGCAGATGCACTAAATGTACCTATTCAAGAATTAGCCTTAGCCTATGAAATGGAGAAATACAAAAATGAGTAAAAATTTTCCGACAGGATGTGAATCAGCTACGGCCCTAAAATATAAAAGAGACCATGGAATCCCTTCACATATTGAATTGAGAACCTCTAAACAATGGAAGCATATTGGATATCAAGTCAAAAAAGGAAGTGTTTGTAAATATAGATTCAAGGCCCCTTTATATTCTTATGGCAGAACAAGATCAGTAGAACAATCTTTTTTCACACAAGACCAAGTAGAAAAAATACCTAAAAATGATTATTGAAAATTGCCCTCATAAATGCTAAGATAAAAGCACAAAAGGAAAGACAACAACAGACAGGCCAGAGGCCAGGAGGAAAAGAAAATAACTGAAATTATTGTGAAGGTGTATGACAGCGTAGAAGCAGAGCATGAAACCCGGAATTTGAGAAAACTCGGGTACGAAAGAACCCAGAACGCATTTTGGGTTGAGCATTGGAAGAAAGGCGATCATTTAGTAATTCTCGAAAGAGATTTCTAAGCAATCGGCCCGCCCCGGAGGTTACGAAGGCAGAAAGAAAAATAACGCCCACGTAAAATTGTGAAACAAAAAAAGGAACTGAAACTATGAAAAAGAAAATTGTTCTTATTGCGGCTATTGCTCTCTCTTTTGTTCTTGGCCATATCGCCACCATGAGCGTAATGGAAATTGAAACAGATGGAGACGGGGACAGTGCATATATTTCCGTACTCGGGTTAGAATATTTCAAGGGAATCAACGGCTACTCTATTAAGTGAATAAAAGGTTTTAACGGGGCGTAAATAATTTTATAACAACTATGGAGGGTTACAACATGACTATTAAAGGATTTATTACAAACTTGGGCAAATATGTTGAAGGTGAATTGATCGGAAAATGGATTGAGTTTCCTATTTATGACGATGAATTGCAGGAAGTATTAAAGGAAATAGGATGTAACTATTATGATGAAGACGGAAACGAACATAAAACCGGATATGAAGAATACTTTTTTACAAGCTGGGAAACTGATTTTGATAACAATTTCAAAGAGCATGAAGATATTGAAAAAATAAATGAATTTGCGGAAAAGCTGGAAGAATGGGACGAAGATATTTTTATTGCTGCTTGTGAATATTGGGATGTTTCTGAAATATTAGAGACTGACCCTAATAACTGGATTTTACTAAGTGATGTTAATACAGATTATGACCTTGGTTATTATTATGCTATTGAATGTGGTTGCATTGAGTTTGGCAATAATGAAGTATTTGAAAGATATTTTAATTTTGAGAGCTATGGAAGAGACATTTCCTTCGAGCTACAAGGCTGTTTTACTAAATACGGATGGATTGAATATGTAGGATGAAGGAGAGTTATCATGGAAAATAAGTTCAGAATTCAAGGAAATTTCTTTTTTGGCAATGAACAGTTATGATATTATATAGTTAAAGAACACGGAAACATAATAGATCACAGGCCGGGAGGTAAATAAAATGAGATACAAAAACATCGTAACAGGAGAAATTGTAGATGAACAAATTCTAATTTGCGATTATAATGACGATTTCAAATTAGAAGAACCTGATATAAGTTATGAAATGTACTTAGAGTTAAACGGCTGGAAATTAGTAGAATAAACTAATACCCGCCCCGGAGAACTATAAAGAAGCTGATTAAAAGTGATAAATCGTATCTCCTAATAACAAAAATAAAGCTCTCCTTAATGGAGGGCTTTATTTAGGAGATACGTCATCGGGGCAAAACAGTTTGGCGCGCAATGCGTTTCATCCCTGACAGATCGGTGAAAACTGTAATAATTTGTATATAATTTAATTGGAATTCTATTGCATTATTCAATTCGCAACGACAACCGTAAAGCAAACGGTAACGTCTCTCACGTCCCCGCTTCTTATTATCACCAAAATGAATACGTTCAATCAATGTCAATTATCGAATGCGCCTACTCTTTCTTTTAATCCCGTCTGTTTTAAATCATCCCCCCCTTTTCAGGGGGATGATTTTTTTTTTTTTGCAAACCTTCATTTAATTATAAAGATTATGAATTGTAATTCCTGATTCTTTTATAGGATTTATTGTGAGGCCATTAGAAAGCCCTGTGAGCCAGCTTAATAAGCCCTTATACCTTACCTATCTTGATTTTGAAAATTGATTACAGAGGCCACCGGCAGGCCACAGGCTATTTCAGTCCCTTCCCTATTCTCATATTCAGAATTATATTATATATTATATATTATATTTCTTTTCTCTTCTTCTTTTAATGATCACTATGATCGTCTCTCTTATCATCAAGCAACGTCAAGGACAGACACGGACAAAGAGAAAGAATAGATAGAGCTAAGAGAGTTAAAAGATTAAGGGTATAAATGATTATAGATATAAAGGATAGAGTAGGAAAGAAAGGAATGGTCTTTGATTTTTGAAAATGGGAAATAGTGTGGGCATAGATTGTATATGATATGTAAGCAAGAAAAAGTGTATAATAGTGAGTGAGTGAGTGAGTGAGTATTAAATGCTTAATATAATTCCGTAATGTGTATGAAGTAAACTTCACATTTGCCACCGTATGGTAGTTTTTTAACACCTGTTAAAATTTTTATATCATAATAGTATATTATTATATATAATTACAAATGTTTTGTTCAATTTATATAAAAATATGGGGGCTTGTTTGGGATGAGTTGTTTAGTTTGCTATTAAAAAACCCGTGTAGTCATACACACATAGACACATGTAACCAATTTGCAGACACATGTAACAAACATGATACATATAACAGACACATACAATCAATACCTATAATAGTCATGACACATGCAACCAATATACATAGTCTAACAACCTCTTTCATATATTTTTCTTATATTTATTATTATATTTGCTTATATTTATTACAATCTCTTCTAATATTCTATATTAGATAAAATATATATTCTTATTACTAATAGAGAAAAATTTTTATAAATTAAAGATAAATAAAATAAATTTTTAATTTTACTTGACATGTTCATAAAAAAGTAATAAAATAGATAGGAAAAAACTTAAAAAAATATTTTTGTCTATTTTCTTGTTCATATACTGTAATATATCTATATATGAACATGAATTTAGACAAAAATATTTTAGGAATACAATTTCTTAACGAAAAAGTGCGTCGCCTTTTTCTAAAATTGTATAGCACAAAAAATAGACAAATAGACAAAAATGGAGAAAAAAAGATGAAAAACATTCCTGATAATTTGGCCGAAAAAATGAATGAAATTAAAGGCCAAGAATTAAAATATGGGCCCTTATGTGAGTCTTTGGGGCTTTCTAAAAAAGGTGGATATTCTAAGCAAAAACAATTAGAAGATTTGGCCCTCTATTGTGATCTTCAAATACTTAGCAGCCCTACGAGGTATAGAATTGATGAAGTCTATGAGAATGAAATAAAGGCGTTTTCTAAACTTAATAAGAATAATAAATATCAAAATATATTTGATGCTATTGTTTATCAAACTTTTCAAAAGAATGATGGCCGCACTTTGTTTTTGTCTAATACTGAGCTTTTAAAATTATTTGGCCTTGTGAATGATAATTTTATCTATTCTTGTAATATTGATACAATGTCCGCACTTGGAAACGAATATATCAATTTTCCTGAAATATCGGCCACAGCAAAAAAAATATTGGTCAGATGGACTTTGACCAAATTAGAGAATATGGCAAAAAGAGATTTAATTCGTCTAAGCTCTGGATATAGATTATATTCAGAACATTATGGGCACCATGGTTATTTTATTCTCGGGCATAATGTCCCTTTAGAAACAGACTTAGATAAACAATGTATGGCCCTGTTAAGTAGAGCCAAAGAAATTGCTGTCCCTGGATATGAAACTGGTTGGCTGCCTGATAGTAAATATAAATTTTTGAATAAAACAATAAAAGAATTATGTGCAAAAGAATTTGACGATCAGTATATTTTTCTTAAAAAAGTAATCACTTTATCTCCTCCTACTGAAAGCAGAATTACAGAAAAGTTACAAAAAATATATCAAGAATTTCCTGAACTTAAAACCATAAATCAAGAATCTTATAGAAAGATCATGTCCACTAAACAACTTGATTCTTTCTCTGGCGAAACACGGCGTAAATTTAGCGATATTAATATTAAATTAGAGCCCAATTTTTTATTCAAAGACATAATAAAAAGAGATGTATAAAAATGATTATACATCTCTTTTTTATTTTATTTTATTTTTTTATGAAGGACTACCAGTTATTTGAATCCATATATCATTTATTTCTAAATCTTCGGGCTCAGTTTGAGAAATTATAACCGGCTTTTTTGTCCATGTCAATTTATTATCTTTTACAGTCAATATTTCTCCTTCATTGGCTGCTCCGTAGGGGGGGGTATTTAACAACATTCCCTATACTCATTTCCTCATCTCCTTCCTATATAGTTTTAATTATATATCCATAAATATATTTTATCTACTGTGACATCACCTTCTGATACCACAGAAACATCAAAATATATTTGGTCAATATTATTATTGCTGTGAGTTATTTGTAATTGTATTCCACTAAAATAATCAGCATCAACATTGGACGGAGAAAGAATTCTAAAAGAATAAGTATTGTTTATTTCTTCTTTTACATTTTGAAAAATAAATGGAATCAACAAGGTGTCGTTTGCTCTATTTCCTGTATAGTTAAGAGTCGCATATCCTTGTATAATTGCTTCTTCAGAATTGCTCAATAGAATAGTTTTTCTTCCTATACTCGCCACAGGGGGGGAGGGCATAGGTTTCTAATTGATCTCCACCGGAATGTTTCACTTGGTAAGTAATATTACTTATTTGTTTTTTACTATATGCTCTTTGTGTTATACTTTTTACTGTGCTCCTTATAGCATCTATATTATACACATAATATCTCGCAACTTTTTCGTTTGAGAAAGGTAAAATCGAACCAAATATAATTATCACTCCAATTTTCTTCTAATAATTATTGCAGGACCTTGTCCTTCTTCTCCTTCTTCAGTATATATTCTATCATCAGCAACAAAAACATATTGTCCTGTTCCGCTGCGCCCACCTGAACCGTATCCTATAGTATCGTTGGCATCTTTAATAGCATACCCGCTTCCGCCGGACGCTTTTTCATATCCAAAACCAGAAGTGGCACTCGTTTCCACTTTTTTCGTCCCATCTTCTCCTTTTTCTGCCATTAGAGTTAAAGAAGAATGATAACTCCCTACTTTTCCCCCTGTTCCAGGATTAGATGAACTGAAATTTGCATCGCCGCCATTTTCTCCACGATTAACATAATACTCTCCAAAAGTAGATTTATTATTACTAACTGAAAGAGAATATTTTTGTCCTTTGTTTATATTTAGTGTAATTTTAGCACCTGATCCTCCTCCACCACCGCCGGTAAACTGTTTAGTAGAATAAGTTATCAAGGGATATGATCCTTGAGACGTTTGTTGCCCCATCCAATTGCCACCAGTACCACCTTGAGCATGAAGTTGTACAACATAATCTCCAGTTGCAGGGCAATCCCATTCAGTGAGAGTTTTATTTTCTGTTTTTAGAGTTGTTCCTGTTTCATTATAAATTGTATATTTATTTGGTGTAATAACCCACTTATATTCTTTGACTTCTGGTTCTACTGGTGTCCCACTCATTTCCACCCAAGCTAATTTATTTTCTTTAATAGATAAAACTTTACCTTCGTCATTAACTGTCCAGGGGGGGATACCAGTTTCATTAAATTTAATAATATTTGAAATGCTCATAATTTCTCCTTAAAAAACGACACCTTGCACATAATAGTTATATGAAGATGCCTGACTTATTGACAAAATATTATTATTTAAACTTATATCATCAAACGCTAAATTATAATTTTCCCCCAATTTATAATAACTATAATTATCCCATGAAACAGGAGGCTCTTCTTTAAATATTATAACATTGCCATAAAAATTATAATTTTGATTATTTATTAAATAAAAATTCAAAATGGCATAAGAAGGGATAAAATTAAATTTTATTTCTATATATTGATAATTATAAGAAGTAACTTTTTGATTGACTATCCCCACTTGGGGGGGGGGAGATATTAAATTAATCATAATTATTCATTCATCCTCTTAAAAACTAATAGAGTCAACGACCATAAACTATATCCAGGATTATTTCCTTGACAACCCCAATGAACCGTAACACCATTTGTCAAATCTATATTTGTAATACATAATGAATTATTATATGCATCGCCACTTGTTTCCATAACAATTTCTGGCCCATAAGATGTCGATCTTGCTGATGTTGATTGATAACAAGAAATCCCTTCTAATTGAGATAATACAGTAGGAGTAAAATTATCATTGCGCCAAAAAGTTTTAATTGTACATAAATCTCTATATTTAAATTCTGACACCTTAACATTCCCATAACTACTTGAATCGGTGTTAAACGGAGCATTACTCCATTGATAGCCAAAAGCCATAGCTGGTGCCCATGTTGAAGGAGATGTATCTTTTAAATAATATCTTTTATCTATATCTGGACCAAAAATAAAACATGCAGTCTGTGGTTCTACATTTGCGTCATAACAAGTCATTGGCTGATTGCCAATATAACAAATATATAAATCTGGTGTTTCATTCTTTAATACATTTGATGGCGTTTTTGACCATGGAATTTCAGTCTTTATAACTGTTTTCCCTGTTATTGCTTGATTATTTCTATAATTTTCTAAATAACCTACTAATTGATATGTTCCTGCTTCTGGCAACACACTTGGAATTTTACTATTTAATTCCATCAATACTTGAGATACATTAGTACCAGTAAAACCAGTAGTATCTTTACTTAATTTGATTTGAGTATCTAATGATTCTGGATATAATTCATCATAATCAGAATCATTCTTTTGTTTCATTGTAATATTATATTTAGACACTATCATTAGCCTCCTTTAGGGAAGTAATGATTTTGCCCCCCCCCAAGTTTTGTGTAAAACAATTAAAATTTAATTTATTAAATTTCATAATAACACCTTTTAGAAAAATATTTGTTCTTTAACTGCTAAAAACAATAAAATTATAAGCAATATAATTTGTAATACAACTTCACGTATCATTTAATTGCTTTTCCCTGTAATTAGTTCAGAATATGGCAAACTTTCAATCCATTCACAAAATTCTTTCCATTCATCTAATTTATGCCCTTTACGAGATTTATAAATATTAGCTAAAACCTCATAATTTAACATAACTGTACGTTTTTGATTATAGGAGCATGGAAGTAATTGAAGAATAGAATACCAATAATGTTTATCTTTAGTTTCAAGATAATAATTTCGTAATTGATTAAGATTATCCACTAAAGATTTCACTTTATCAGAACCAAAGAACGCTTCTGATTTGTTACAAATTAAATGTTCAAAACTAAAATCAGATATCTCAAATGGTTTATAAGTTAGTCGGTGCATTTTACTTGTAGAGTTTGAAACTGTTCCAACTTTGTATGTATCAAATTCAGTAAGCCAATACATAGGAGCCGTAATATCTACATAAACCACAATCATTCGCATAAATTTACGATGATCTGTTCCAGCCCTGCTTAAACGCATCATTAAATCAAAATCATTTGATCCGAGACCAGGGTATTTTGAATTAAATGTAAATTCGCTATCGCTTCTATCCCAACTGTTCAATGGGTTTCTGGTTCCCATAATTATTGAAAGCCATTGTTCAGAAGAAGGAAGCACCACATTTTCAAATTTAATCATTACTTAATTCTCTTTCATATTTACGATTATTCATAAACTCGATAAATGCTTGATGACAATCAGGGCAAATATCAAAGTAACTCATTTTATAATTATCAAGAAAAAGACAGATACTATTCCATCTTTGATCCTCTATTGAGTTATAAATCTCATATAACTTTCCACAAAAATCACATTTCTTTGCATCCATAATAAATTTTTCAAATAAAAATTATCTTGTCTTCTGGAGGGGCCCAATTAAAATAAAGACCCTTTTCCTCATGCACAGATATAATTTCTTCTTTCCCACAACTTTTACATTTTGCTATTACCAAAGTTTTATGATAATTTTCTATAATAGTCCAATTATGGCCATTAACAAAACAATAATATCCCGTTAAATCTTTTTTCATTTTAATTATTCAATTACAGTATCCCAGTTAAAATCTTTGATAATTTCATAATCTTTTGGTTCTGCACCTAATGATAATAAATAATGTTTTAATTTATTATAATGAGTCCTGCAAGATTGAACATGGTCATCCATAGACTGTTTTAATTCCAATACAGTCTGTGTATCAATTTCACTTTCCATTTCATTATTCGCATGATAAGTAATAGCATTATCAACAGATAAAGTATTAACAGGAGAAGTAATTTTTTGATACATATTATTAATATTAATTTGATCTGCTAAAGACAAAGAATATTGCTTTCCATTATATTCAATACCAGAAATAATCTTTCTTTCACACTCATTGCTAAGTTCTTGAATAAGTTTTTCTGTTTTTACGAACATAAAACTTCCATCTGCTTTTTTCTTACGACCCTTTGAATCTTTTTGCATTTCAAACTCTTCTTCGGTCATTTCTTCTGCACCTTCTGGAATTCTGGATAAATTATCAATCATTCCCATTTGACCAGGGTGCCCATTTTCATCTCTAATACACCAATAATACATTTAATTGCTCCTTTTTAATGCTACAATATTTAAACTCCATAGACTATAATTATTAGCACTTCCTGATTGTAAACCAAAATGACATGTAACACCACTATTATCAATATTAGTAATCATCCATCTGGTTCTTAAAAAACCTGATGTTGCGTTAGTAGAAAATTTACAACTATATTTTTTTGATACAATATCATTATTTGAGTTACTATAACTTGTAAATCCATTAATTGCATTTATTGAAGCAGGATTAAAATTCATTCCCCAAAAATCATCTACTACACCCCAAGCAGAATAATCTAAATTTGAAAAAGAGGCCCCAGCATAATTTTCGTTACTTTTGAAATTATTAAAATTCCAACCAAAGCATATTGCTGGTTTTTCTTGATTACTTGTTGATTTGTAAATCTTTTCAACATCTGGACCTATAAAGAAAACACCAGTTTCATAATCGCCAGCAGTTTTTTCTAATGGAGTTAATGTTGATCCTACCCACAATATATATAAATCTACATTTTCTGTTGGAGCACTTGTCCATGGAATATCAACTTTATTTACGACATTAGCATCCATATCTTGATTATTTCTATAATTTTCTAAATATCCAATTAATTCATAAGAAGACCCTGGCAACACACTTGGAATTTTACTATTTAATTCCATCAATACTTGAGATACATTAGTACC